TGAACTGATTGTAGTTACTAGTGAAGAATTAGCAGAACAATTAGCTACTAGGTAATCTCCGGTATCTAGAATTAATTTTTCAGTATCAATGACGTAGGTATCACCTTGTGTTACACTAACATCTTGATACAGTAGTTGTCCAGCTCCCACTGTGGCTGGATCAATATTGCTAGGAACAGCATACAGATTAAATGTTACTGCTCCTGCTCCGGAACCATTACAAAAATATATAGATGTAATAGCACTTGCTCCTGAGCTAACGTAAACGTTGCCTAATGCTGTCGTTAGTACTGTGTTTGATATTGCCATGTTATAATCCTATTATAATATTAACGAAAAGACAATTGCTTTCGCTTTAGTTACTAATTCTTGTTCTGCACTAACTGAATTTTGCACAAATAGCCCACTGCCTGCTGACCCTGGGGTTGCAGAATATATTGTAGTTGTACCACTTACTGCACTTGGTACTCCTAATGCGTTATTAATTTGTATATTGCCTAGCAATGGTATGTTACCACTAGCCGCTAAAATTGTTTGACCGTTAACATCTAAGTTTCCACCTAGTTGCGGTGTAGTGTCTTCAACCACGTTTTCTAAATACCCAACAACAGGAGCCGCACCTATGTCATAATATGTTGATCCATCATTGGTAAATTGCCATTTATCTGTGGACTCATTCCATCTTAACTGTACGTCAGTTGATGATCCACGTTCAACTTCTAGTCCAGCATTCAGACTTGGAGTTCCTGTGACACCAGCATTTAATCTAACAATGTTATCAAAAATTTCAGTGTTTGTGGTTTCAATTGATGTTTCTGTTCCTAGTGTCACCAGGTTGCCTGTTATTCTGACTTCCGTTGCATCTAAGATGATAGGGTCACCATTTAACGGATGGATAACATATGATGCTGATGATAATTTTGTAATTGCCATATTAAATTCTTCCAGTTTCTATTATTTATGCCTATTAGAAGATGATAAAATAATCAAAAAAATAGCACCCGGAGGTGCTACCTTTAGATAAACTAATTTTAAATTAGTTAGTTATTGCTACTGATACGTTTTCAACTGCTGTGTCGGCCCATTTAACTTTAGCGTCTTCAGCAAACTGTGAACCAGTTCCTGGAAGAACAACCACTGTGTTGTTTGTTAATTTCTTAACAAAGTATGTGCCAGCGGCTGAATCGGTTGCTGTAATACGCATTTGCCCTTCAGCAGGAGTACCTGTTACTAGCAAGCATTCGCCTGTACCGTCTGCTGTTGTTACACGATAAGTTTTTGAACCTTTTTGTGCTACAATATCTCCAATAACTGCCGCGGCGGCTCCTGGAATCCATGCTGAGATTGCAATCGCATTGGTTGTACTAGTTGATAGTACACCTGTTAGTGTTACAGTACCTTGTGTACCTGTACCAGCAGTAATTGTTGGCGCTGATGTATAGCCTGTACCAGCTGTAGTAACTGCAACTGTTGTAATTGCACCACCTGTTACTGTAGCAACTTTAGCAACTGCTTGAGTACCACCCGGTAAATCAGGTGCTGAAACTGTTAGTGCATCTTCAGCTGTATAACCTGATGAGTTGTTAACACCACCAATTGTGATTGAGGCTAAGCCTTCACCACCAAATCCGGTTGAATTTCTGTTACCAATATATAATTTCTTAATAGGACGTCCCATTTGTTTCTCCTTGTATGTTAAGTTGGCGTTCTAGGCCTACGCGGTTGGGACCGCATAAACTCTCTCGCGAGTGAACAATACTATTTATACTAGCAGTAAGACAATAGTTAAAAGAAGTTATATCCAAAAAAAAGCACCCCGGAGGGTGCTTTTTACTTTCTTTGCTATACTAACCAATCAGTCTAGTAGAATGATAAGTTTGATACACCAACTTCTTCTAAGTAGTCAGCCGCATTACCAAGAGATGATGCTGTGTTTGATAATTCAACATAGCCATATCTTGTCATAAAGCCTACTACTGGTTCGAATGTTGATGGATCTAACACAACACCTGAACTCATTAGTGGAATGTATGGGCAATAAAACGCAGCCGCATCTGATTCGCTTGAACCTTTGTAGCCAACTAATACTGCTTGTGTATCTGCCGCATATGAATCAACATAAACTTTCATAGCACTGTTTAAAGTACCTACGAATTTAGTGTTTGTTGGTGCTTCAAATGTACCTTCTGTACTACGAGCAAAAGCTGAAGTAGTTGCAGATTGTAGTACTGTTAAAGCCGCTGGCGATACAACAGCCCAGTTACCTGCGCCTCTACGTGTACGTTGAGCAATCAAGTTTGCCGCACGGTTTACAACAACCGCTAATGCCGCATGCTCGTCACCTACGAATGTAGCTGTACCAGATACTGTTGCTTGGTTATAACTATATGTTGAACCTGAAAGAGCTCTTAATGAAGCAAGAACTTCTTGATCGATTTCAACAGTAATTTCTTGTGCTAGAGCCGCCATAATTTCAGCTTCAACATCTAAACCGTGCATAGACTGTGCGTCTTGAGCCGCTTCAAATGTCCAACGAGCTGACAATTTACGTGTTTTAGCTTCAACAACTTGTTTTAGGATTTGAACGTTAATTTTCTTACCTGGATTACCTTCAAGTGTTGATGTTGATGCCGCTAGTCCAGCAGTTCCGTCACCGGAATATGCCGCGCCAACTTTAAATGGTGATAGTGCTTCGTCACCAGCTACTACATCGTTAGCTGTACCTGTTGCATTGTTTGTTTCTGCGTAACGTACTCTTAATGTATGGATCTGTGCAACAGGTCCAGTCATTGGTTGTACACCTACTAACTCGTTAGCAATAACGGTAGGCATTACACGTCTGATTACAGGAAGAATAACTCGGTTCAATGTTGCAACGTTAGTACTACTTGTTGCGCCAGTTGAAGCGTTTTCTTGTAAGTGTTTCTTTGTGTTTTCTAAAATCACAGCCATTGTTGTTCTTTTTGAACCTTGTAAGCCTTCTAACAGGGCGTCTTTGGTCTCATTCCAACGGCCTTCTAATAGTTGGGTTGTCATTTTCTTAATTTCCTTTTAATTAAAAGTTACTACTTCAGCCCTGCTAATCGTCTTAGTTCAACAACATTGTTGTCGGACTGTTCAACGTTTACTTTAGCAGATTCTTTATTACCAGATATTTCTTTACGAGCTTCACTAAGTACAGGCTTTTCGGCTTTAGTACTAGCAGAGTTGTTTAGAACTGCTGGCAAATATTTGTTGTATGCAGACTGTAACTTACTAGTCTGTACACCTTCGAGTAAGTCTGACATTACTGCCGCTTTCTCTTTGTTTAACGTACCAAGTAATTCTGTCATTGTGTCTTTACGTGCAACACTTTCTTTAATTACTTGAACTTCGCGTTCTTTTGATTCAACTAAAGACTTAGTTTCTTCAAGTGCTTTTGCTGTTTCATCCATCTCTACTTCTCTACTAGCAAGCATATCTGAAAGTTTTTTAAATTCAGCGTTCTCATTTAAGTGAGTACCGGCAAATTCGTTAGCAAACGCTTCAAAGATTCTACGTCCAAACATGTTCTCACGAGCACTTTGGATGTCTTCTTTCAATTGAGTCAGTTCAGACCCTAGATTTTCTGTTACTGTTTCTTTAACAAGTTTTGCACTGCGTTTTACAAATGCTTCTTTTAGTTCAGCTAATTTTACTTTCGCTTCTGCTACAAGTTTAACTTTTGTTTCAACAACTGCACGTTTGTCTTGTTCAAACTCTTTAATTTCTTCTGCTAAGGCATGGATAACAAATTTTTCTAGTTTAGCAACTGCTTCACTTTGTACTTTGCGATCTGATCTTAACTCGTTGATCTCTTCAGCTAGTTTTTGAACAATAAATTGATCAAACTTTTCTGATTTTTCAACCATTTGTTGTTTGAATTTAACACGGTCTTCTGCAAGAGCTTGTTTCTCGTCGGCGAACTCTTTAAGTTCAGCGGTGAGTGTTTCAGTAACCATTTTGTCTAGAGCATCAACCATTACTTTTTTGTCATGATCGTAGCGACCAGCAAACTCTTCACGCATTTCTGTGCGAATAGTTTCTCTAGCTTCAGTTAATTTAGATTCCCAAGCTTCTGATATAGCAGTTTGAGTTTCTTCATTAATGATGCCACTATCTAACAATGGTTTGATAGCATCTAACATTGTGATCTCCTATTTAATTTTAAGATCTTTGATCAAGCGAGTTACCTCACTTGCCAAATACTTCTGTATTCGTTGATCTGCACCGGCTTCACGTGCCATTTCGAATACCTTATGTCCGCCACGCATATTTAACAGTCCTTCGTAAATCGCTGTTGGATACGCATTTGGGGCACTTGGTTGTGCAACTACATCAACAGTGACTATTTCAAAGTCACTTACTTTGCCGTCTCCCTCGCTCACGTTTCCGCTACCACGAGATGAAACACCTAGTTTAACTCCCGACTCCAACATGGTTTTTACTAAATTGCCCATCGGAGTTGGTAAAATCTTTAACTTGCCATAACCATTCGGGCCATCCATCCACATATCTGTAATCATATGGCTAACACGGTCTAGGTTAATTTTCAAATCATCTGGATGGTCTACTTCGCCTAAGACAGAGTAGCCACCATTGATTTGTTCATTAAGTTGGGAAACGGCGTCACTAATTTCATTTACAGGGTATACACGTTCATTGTGGTTTTTAACGCCACCTTGAATACATATTCCTTTCATATACAAGTTCTTGCTTTTGCCGTCTTTACTGTCTTCAGTTAAGATTTCCATCTTAGCCGCGTCAAAAGTCAAGTTCTCTTTTAGATATGATGCCATTATCGTTTCCTAATTTATACTTTTTTAAGTGGCTGTGCTTTTGTATCAGCATCAGTCATTTTGTCTGACTTAGGAGTTGCCGCACCAGTTTCTGCTTCTGTTTTAGCAGGATGAGCTTTAGCTGTAGAGCCTTTAGCACCTGCATTAGCCGCTACTGGTGATGCTGTGTTAGCACCTT